CTTTCTAGGAACAAGACATTTGGATAGCAGAGAATACGATTTATTGATGGCTAAATTTACTGATAACAGTTATGCAAGGTCTATGGTGTTCGATGATATCTACTTAGATGTCTGCGATATATTTCTCAAACACGTATCAGCAGATGAAATAAGAAAAGATAAATACCTAATAAGACATTTTATTAATCTAGCATTAAGAGAAGTAATCATGACTGTCTGTCCTTTCTGTCATGGCAGAGGTGTTATCAAAACAAAGAACAGTATAGACAAGTGCTATCATTGTGAGGGTACAGGACAATTTATTTACGATGATGATAATCGCCCAGAGTTTTTAGGTATGAATAAAAAAGATTACATGGAATTTAAAAGACCTTACATGGAAACATTAGAGTTCGTAAAAAACATTGAGATTAATGCACTAGCTAAGATAGGGGATGAATGACATTTTAAAGATAGATGGCTTTGATAATGCTATCATCGGAGTGCAAGAGGGAATCCAACCAAGATTAGTTTATGATTTATGGAAGATAGTAGATGTTCTTACAGAAGATATGTCTGAAGAAGATGCCCTAGATTATATTGCTTACAATATTACAGGTGCATATGTTGGCGAATCAACACCAGTCATAGTAGACACAGAGAGAACACTTGAACAAATTAAAATGGACTAGCTCACTAATCCTCTCTTGTGGGTTAGTCTTAACTTCTTTTAATTACTATCCAATGAATCTTTATGTGCAGTTTATCGGTGTACTAGGTTGGTTGGTTGTCGGAATCAAAACTAAAGATCATCCGATTTCTTTTGTGAATGGTGTTGGATTGGCAATCTTAGGTTCTGGGATAATTTACTCCCAATCTCTCTAAAAAAGTAGCCCTAGAATCGCCATAATCCAATTTAAATAAGGAAGGTGATACTGATAGTACCCACTAATGCGTAACTCTTGTCTCGTCTGTCTCAGGGCTATTATCAGAGGTGTCAGTTGTTTCTTTCTCTGTGTTGTCCTGAATCATAGCTAATTTAGGTTTTAGAGCAGGAATCTTGCTAACTAGACCTTGTAGTTCTTCGATTAACTCAGCATCAGTTTTATTTTGTCCTTTCTCTACATTTAAATTTATATTCTGAGAACTAAAACCACCCATCTCTAAAACAAGTTTAGCTGTGTTGAGTCTAACTGCATCTTGTTCTGATCTAAGTAGGTCTTGTATGACTGTAATAGCTAGTCCAGATGTAGATGTAATTCTATCTTCGTTCTTCTCTCTGATTTCGTGAGCATATTTCTTTTTAAGATATGAACCCATTTGTGTGGGATTGGATGTCCAACCTGCTTTCTTTGCTGATTGTGTTGCATTACCTGCCGTTTCACCCTCAAGGTAATATTCTATAAATTTTTGTTCGTCTTCTTTACTTATCTTTCTGGGCATCTATATTCTCCATTAACCATATCTTTAATTTATTAATTGTCTCTTTCGGTAATGGTAAATCTTTTCTGTATTTAATCCAAGACTTATCCAATACGAGACTCCCATCTATATCTACCTGTGTATCACTTCCTGAGATATGACTTACAAGTGTTATAGTTTTGTCGTTTTCATCTACGACTAATCCAATTGATATGCAATCAGCTAAACTGCTTTCTAATTCTTTTATATTTGTCCACCCAGAGGTTGGTGTTATTGCATCTTCCCAGTTTATTATTACTAACTTTGGTTTCATTTTTTGCTTCTAAGATAATTAAGATAATCTGCCCCTTCTTCGACTTCCCAGAATATTTTAATAAAGTCTGGATGGTCTTCTGTTAATTCTGTGTTAAATACTGCAACAGCACAAGCTGACATCATTTTACATGGTAGGTTTAATTGCCTTGCAAAGTTATCATACTTCTTGTACGAGCCAACTTGTACGCAATGCATAATTTTATCTGAGTTTGCATCTTTAATCGGACTATATCCTGAGACATGAGTATGACCTGCTATGAGTAAGTGGTCTCTTGCATTGAACAATGCGTGTTTAACAATACCATGAGCTGTATTATACATTGAGTGTCCTCTAAAGTTATGAGAACAGTTCACTTTAATTTCGTGTTTTGGTAACTTAATTTTAAGTCTTGCGTTGTGGTTAGAGTATACAGTCTTTAGAGGTTTACACATCCAGTTAATTGGATCACCTTCCATAGCCCACATATCATGGTTTCCTGCTACTATAAATATATAAGGTGTAGCTTCTACTAACCACTCTACTAACTGCCATTGCTGTTCGCCATTAGTAGTCTGGTCTGCCCATAATCCTGCTAACTTACCACGTCTAGCCCAGTTGTTAGATAAATCTCCAACAGAACAAGCGTACATGCCATCAGTAGCATTGACTATATCTATGTGTTTTCTAAGAGATACCCAATCACAACCATCATCATCTACATGAGGATCGCCTTGTATATAAAGACCTATAGGTTTCTTATCGTTAATCTTTATATTAATAAACTTTTCAGAATTTTCTCTTGCTTCTTTTCTTTTGAATACTTCTGTTCTTGCATTGATTAATTCTTCTGTAGACCAATCAAGATTCTCAGCTTCTTCTAGTTCGTAATTTTTCATTACTTCAGGATGACTTGTTTTTTTACCACAAGTTTTACACTTCCATCTCTTTACTCTTTTTTCAGAACCATCGTGTCCGTTTTTAATTATATGCTCAGACTTACAATGAGGGCAACGTAAAGCATTACCATCTTCATCTCTTTGTATAATGCCAACTCTACTAAGGTTGCCACCATTATTATGTATGGTCATTTATTTTTTTCCTGCTTTATAAGGTATTCGAGATACCATTTAGCTTTTTCTAAATCTTGTATAGGAGTTCCTTTGTATGGAAATCGAGTAACATATTTTACGATGTTCCCACGAACATAATCCATATCCCATGACCTGATGTATTCTATCGTCTCTATGCCTTTGGTATAGTGGGCAGGACGATTAATAAGGTCTTGTTTTTTCTTCATCTATTTTATCCATAACTTCATCCCAAGTTATCGGTTCACAATTTAAGAACACAACACCACCATACTTATAGTCAGTTCTACTTTTTATCTGACTCTTTATGCTGATTATTGCTTTGGGATCAATCTCATGGATTGCTTTGATGATTTGCATTTCCCTTTTTGTATAAGGTATGTTTGCACTCATAGTTACCTCCTATTAGTTTATGTATACAACCATCTACTGATGTAGTAAGCCACAACTAATATTAGTATAAACTCTAAGACAGATATCTCTGGTCTCAGATATTTCGTTCTTATCTTCGTTAATAAGAACTTAATTATATTAATCATCTCATTAAAGGATTGCTATTCCTAGCTTTTATTTCCTCTACTTGAGTCTTTAATACTGATAATTCTTTTTCTAATGGGGCAATGTTAGGTATTGTTCTTGCTTCTAAGACTTCTACTCTTTGTATAAGTTGCCCTTGAAATACAAATAAAGACGCAATAGTTATTACGATACCTATGCCTGTTGCTATTGTCTTGATGTCCATAATTTGTCCTCGTAAGTTTGGTTTGGGTAAATGTTTCTAATATCGACATAGGTATTGTTTGTGTATGTGCCTATATCAATACTTTGTAATTCAGGTTGTATAAAGATGTCTGTGTTTACTTGTGAGTAAGAAGCTATCTTATTATCTCTAGCCATAACTTTTGCAACTATCATCTGTGTTGCTTTGAGCTGACCATCTATTGTTTTAATCTTGTCTGCTACCTTGATAGATATTTCTTCTACTGTTAGTTCGGTTTCAAGACTCCTACTCTCGTTATCGACTTCTCTTTCTTCTGCGACAATATCTCCGTTACTTTCATTAGTGTCTGTATCTCTTTCTGTTTCTTCGACAACTTCTGTTTCATTTACTTCCTCCACAGGTTCTTCTACTGATTGTTCAGTTACAATTTCTTCTGTTGGAGCTTCTGCCACTTCAATAGTTTCTTCTATAGGTTCTTCTGCCATAACAGTTTCTTCTGTAACTTCTTCAGTAGGCGTTTCTTCTACAGGAGCTTCTACAATTTCTTCAAAAACTTCTTCTACAATAGATTGTTCTTCGATTATTTCTGGCTCAATCATGCTAGATTGAATTGGGCTTTGCTCTAATATTTCTACAGGTTCAAATGTTTCTATAGATGTTTCTAATATTTCTTCTTCCATAACTACAGGTGCAAGTACAATCGTTTCTTCTACAAACTGTTCTTCAACTGTAAGCATAGGCATTTCTTCTAGTATCTCTATAGGTGTTTCTTCTAACGCTATAGGTTCTAAAAATATTTCTTCAAAAACTAATTCTTCTATTTGTGTAAATTCTTCTTGTGTAAAGACTTCTTCTATTTCTTCAAATATTGCAGCAATTTCTTGTGTTTGTTGCATAGTTAAGACTGTAGGATCATAAGTCATAGTAACTGATATATTATCTACATTAGGTCCACCAAGACTATCAGGTGCAGCAGCATCTTGACCACTTAGATATATATTGCCTATGTTACTTCCTATGCCTGTGTAGGTAAGTGTATCTGTAAAGTCTACTCCATTTATACCTGTAACATCTGTACGAGTCTGTGTTGTAGTTGCAAGTACATTACCAAATTCATCTTTTATCTGAAGTCTTACTGTAAAGCTATCAGCGTTTCCTCTGTTAGTAGCCCATCCACCTTCACCACCTTCACCATTCTGCCACTCTGTCGTGCTGTTTAAAGTTATGCCATTATCTAGCATAGGTTGTGTTATTGTGTCTGAATATAAATTAAAATCTTGTGTTATACTTCCGTTGTCTCCGAACTCAAAGTCATGTCCACCAGGACAACAATCACCTATAACTTGTGCATCACCTGATGTAGTCCAACCTGTATTGCCATTGTCAAATGTGCCGTTAGTAATTAAGTTACCTGTTGTATCTGCATAAACAGCTAAAGGAAACAGTAAAGGTATTAAGTATTTCATCTTCTTAAACTGTTTTTATATTTTCTGTATTGTTCTACTTTATCATCTGTAGGTTTTTTTTGTTTAAGCCATGCTTTTCTTGCTGCTTCACCTATAAGACCTTGATAAGGACAAGGTGTACCTGCATCCATCATAGCTTCGAATACGTTTTTATCTTGGCACATCAATGATATTGCTGCAACCTTCATGCCTAAACCATTAAGTAGTTTAGCTTGTTTTCTTAACTGACAATCTTTATCAATCATGTAAGAACCAAACGAGCCAGAAAAACCTATAACAGTTACTCCTGCTGCTAAAGGAATAACACAACTGTCTTGTCCATAAACTGACATAGCAGGTGCACTACTAGGATTTACAGCAGTTTCTTGATTCGTTGAATTATTTGTCGTATTAGAAGTGGTAGAGTTTGAACTACTACCTGACTGATATGTTGTTGAACTTTCATAACCACCTGTTATTGCTGTGTTAGATCCTGCATTATTGCTTTGTGTGTTAGTCGTTGCCCCAGATGATGTAACATCTGATACTGCGTCTTCTATTGTATAACCTAGTATAATTATAATGAGTAAAATTAAAGCTAAATAAAATCTGTTCATTAACATTTCCATTTCCTTAACGCTAACGCTTTCCTTGTTGGTCTTCCTTTACTGTCTTTCATAGGGCCTTTAACGCCACCCATTCTTGCACAAAAACTTTTTCTTCTTCCTGCAGCTTTAGAACCTGGTTTTACTTTACCTGTAACAGGGCGTTTTAATTTAGCACCAGTAGTTCTTTTAAAGAATTTTCTTCCTGCTTCGTTTAGACCACCTGTTTTGCTTTGATATCTTTTAGCTACCATTATCTTCTCACTAATGAGCCACCAAAATACAAGCCAATAATACTACTGACTACATGTGTATCTAGTGGTGTAATTACTAATCCTGTCATAGGTTTCCATTGTGTCATGTCTGTATCCGTTGCAAATATCCACCAACCTTGTTGTATTGTTTCTGTATAACCTACATAAATAGGCATTGATGGATCTATAAATGGTGCAAGTTTAGGTATAACGAGTATAGATACAACAGCTATTAAAGCTATCCATCTTCTAGTGTTTTTTGTAAATGCGTCAGTAACTTCTCTTGCTTTATCTACTTGTTGTGCTGCAAACTCAGCTCGTTGCATAAGCATTTTTTGTTGGTCTGCTGCATCTTTGCCTTTCTGTGCCATAATAGACAGTACGCCACCTAGAACAGTAGAAGCTAACATTGATAAAAGTTCCATTGGTATCATTGTCTTTCCATAATTTTTTTGTTGTATATGTTTTTATATTTTTCTATTATTTTGTTTTGAAGATTTCTATTTAAAATAAATGGAGAGTCGCTTCTTGTTGCTCTATCAATATTAGAATCAGAGAAAGGATCTAAAGAAGGAATAAACGTATTGTTGAGCATATTGTATAAATTCCCTAATTCGTTTTCAGAAAACCCTTTATATCTTTTATACATCATAGCTTTTGCGTAATCATTTTCACCATCAAAATCTGTTCCTGTCGGTTTTATTCCTAAAGTTGCATAATCATTTAATGTTGCATAAGCATTTCTTTGTGCTTTTTGATCTTTTTCCACAGATTCTTCATATTTAGAATATATAGCTTCTTCGCTGTCTACATCATTTATTAACCTATCTGTTATAGCTTTGCTAAAACCTAAACCAGAGTCTTTTTTTTCGTTTTTAATAATTCTCATGTCTCTACCAAGATTTGCTGTCAAATCCAGTCTTTTCTTTCTTATACCTAGCATAGACTTAGCATCTTCTTTTGTTATAGAATATCCACTTTTACTTATTCCGTAAGGGGAGTCTTCTTGATTTCTTCTAGTTAAAGTATCTTCGTATTGTTGTCTTTTGTAAAAATATCTGTATAAATCTGGTGGCAAAAATGTTCTTGCAGCAGCTTCGCCTTTTTGTTCTGCAAAAGAAACCCCTCTTGGCTCAGAACCTAAAAGTTCTAAGGTAAAATCTGTTATTATGCTAGGTGCAAAATAAGGACCTAACACCTGATCTGCAGATGAAATCATTAGTTTTTCATAATCTGTGTCTGTTAAATCTTTATCAAAAGCTCCTTCGGTAAGAGCATATGCATTTTTAAATATTGCTTTAGGATATTGATAAGGATCTATCAAACCAAAATTAACATAATCAACTCCCATATGACCATTACTATCTCTGTTTATTGGACTTAAAAATAATTTATCAGTACCTCTTTCATAACTAGCAAATTTTTTATCTAATGCTTTTTGTTCTTCATCGCTTATTCCAAATAAAGATGCAGTTCCAATAGTTGCTGTAGAACCAACAGCACTTGTACTAACCATACCTCCTAATCTTTTAGCTCCAAGTCTTTTTATCTTTTCTTTTTTTACTGGATCTGTAATTCCAAATCTTGTTGCCGTTTTACCACTATAATCTTCATAAGACTGTTTAAATATATTTTTAGATGTTCTTAACATTTCAACAGGAAATGCTAAAAAGTTTCCAATTGGTAATCTTCTAACAGATTTAAAAAAGTTAGGAATAAGATTATAATTAGGCATTAAATCTCTAGTTAATTGTGCAGCATACATGTCTAGTTGTTTACCAGTTAAACCAGTAGCTTCTCCATACTGCTTTTTGGTTGCTCTATAAAACATAATTTTAAAAATGTCATCTTCTGCTTGATATGTTTTGTAAGCAACATCTAATGGTTTTGCAACTTTACCTGCTACAGCATAAGCTGCATCTACAGCATCGTTTATTTTTGGAGTTTGATCTTTAGCTTTCATTATTTTTTCAAAAGTTCCATCTATACCATTTTTCTTAATATCATCAAAAGTGCTTCTAATCATCCCTAAATTTACGTTTGAACCTATAACTCCAGATTCAATTAAAAAACTAAATTCGTCTGCTAATTCTTTGTCTGATGCTTTAGATAAATCATATCCACCAAATAAATCTTTAATAACATTTTTCCCTGCTTTTCCTGAATTTTTCCATGACTCTATTAATAAGCCATTAGCAGATAACATAAACTGGTTTCCAACTATGTTTACCTGATGAGTGCTAGGGTTATATGCTGTTTTTGATGCTTGTGTAAGTGCTTTAGAATATAAAAAACCTTTGTATAATTTGCCTACCCAACTATCTCCTAAGTCTAATCTGTTTGGTTCAAATCCATCTGCAATAGCTTTTGCTATGTATGGATCATCTACGTACAAACCAGATAGTGGGTTTTTAACTGCATCTTCCTTTACGCCTAATCTTGTTTTTAATCTTTTTGCTGCATAGTTTTCTAAATTTATTAAGTTTTCTGGTATGCCTATCTGTGTTCCCAATGCAGAAGATTGTGGATCAATTATTTTGTCTGTTCTTACAGGAGATGTTACTCTAGCTGCAGCTTCTGGAGATATTCCTTTTAATGCAGAATCTCCTGGTAAATCTTTGTAAGCTCCTCTTTTTAATAATATATCTTCAACTTCATTTAAATATTTAATTTGTGCAGTAGATTCTGCTAATTTGTTTATTGTTTTAAAATAATTTACATCTGGCTCTTTGTATTCACCCCAAAGGTTTTTTATAAATTGATCTTCTTTGCCTAGTTTTAATTTAGAAAGTACATTTCCTCCTGTTTCTGATTTTTTAGCTAACTGTGTAATTAAGCTAGGATCATTTGGATATTTAATAATTGCTCTTAATGCTTCATGTACGTTGTCTTCTGAAATACCATATTGCTTAACAAGTTGTTTTTCTGCTTCTGCTAATAATAAATCTATTCCTACTTTTTTTTGTTCAGGAGTTCCGTATCTTAGTAATGCGTTTTCTACATCTTTTACATAAGCAGGATCGTCAAAAACTCTGTATGTTCTTGTTAAATAAGTGTCTAAATTATTTTCTATTACCCCTGCAGTTTTTCCATTTCCTAATGATTTAGATAAAATAGAACTCATGTTGTCTATGTCTTTCCTCATTGCACTTAAAGCAACTGCAGTATCTGGATATAACTGTGCTAATCTAATTGCTTCAGGTCCTGTTGGATCGTTTAATGCTTTATTAAGATTGTTTAGTCCTTCTTCTGTTTTAGGATTAAACTTGGAATCTTTTACTATTTCTTCTTTTTTAACTGCTTGTTTGAAAGTGTTTACATTGTTTTCTGCTTTACTCAATAATGCTTTTTTATTATTTTCTGCTGTTAATGAAGCTTCTGCTATAGCTTTTTTAGAAGGATCGTTTGTGTCTAACCCTCTGTATGCAGTCAAATTTTCTTTTGAATATTTTATTGCATGTTGCACGGGTTTGGTGTTTTTTATCATGTGAGCACCTGCTACTGTAGCAGTTCCTAATCCCCATAATGCTCCACCAACTGCAGAGCCAATAGCTAGGTTTCCTACTGCAGCTTTGGCATATTGTAATGCTTTAGGATCTTCTGGGTTTGCATAAATAGCTTCTAAATATGGGCGAGATGTTTCTGAACTATCATATATTGTATTTACAAAACTTTCTGATGGTTTATCTACTATAGTTACACCTGCATCAAGCCATAGTCCCTCTTTAGTAAAATTTTTAAGTTTTTGCGTTTTTGTTAATTCATCATTTGTTAAAATATTTTTTAAAGAATTAAATGAACTTTCTGGTTTTTCTTTTCCTGAAACTTTTACAGCACCAGTTATTCCTTTTTTTAAAACATTTGTTGCTGTTAAATAAGAACCAATTTTTCTTGCCATAAACTCAACATCGCCAGAAGTAAAATCTCCTCCAGTCGTTATAATTCCTTCCCCATGATATGGATCAAAAAGTTCGTTAAGATGACCTTCAGCTTCATCTGGCATTATATCTCTGTATTTTTGAGCAATTTCTTTTACTGTTTCAGGAGCTATTAAAGATGCGAGTTCACCAAATCCTCTACCAACATCTCCAACTAAACCAGATGCTGTTCTTAGTGCAGCAGAGTCTATTCCTAGCAAAACGCCACTTTTAAAAGGTCTAATGTCCTCTCCCTTTTCTGTAGCTTTTTTATAATCGTTAAAAGCTAATTTATAGTCATTAACGGTAAAGCCTTCAGATTCTATTAATTTTGTTTTATCTTGTTTAGATAAACCTGTATTAGATATAAACTCATTTTTTATGTCATTAAAAGTTTGTGATTTATAAGACAAAGCCCCCATTATTAAAATTCTCCTGTTGTAGATGAGTTAATTATGTTTTCTTTATTCAAAATTTCTATTTCATCTATTAATCTTTCTATAGAGGGATCTGTTCCGTTATAAATTAAAGAACCTTGCTCTCCTTTTTTAATTTTAGGCAGTTCTCTTAAAAGTTCTTTTTGTCTATCGAGAGCAGCTTTTGCTCCAATAGTACCTGCAAGTCTGTTAGCTTCATCTGTTATTCTGTTTCTAACTAAAGCTCCTTCTTCTGTTTTAAAGTCTCCTATAAAACCTACCGATTTTGATATTGTAGCTAAATCTTTATCAAATTGGTCTGATAAAAGTTTTACAGTTTGAACGTAATCGTCTTGTCCTGCTGCTTTAATTTTAGCCATTTGTAATTGATAATCTGCAAGTGTTGCTGCAGGTTTAATTCCTGCTTCTAATGCACGACTTGCTTGTGATGCTAAGTTTTCACCAGGTTGTCTAGGTTTTAATAATTCTAAACTTCCACGAAGTATAGCTGCGTTAATCATATCTTTACTGCTAGGCATTTTACCTTGAGCAATAGCACCATATGGAAATAAAGCATTTGCAATTGTATCGCCAAATATATTAGAAGTTTTATTTGTTGTATTAATATCTTCTTTTTTTTCTACAGAAGATGTTTGTAACATTCCTTCTTTAGAAGAATCTCTTGTAAAAGTATTTACTCCTAATACATCAGCTACATTTTTTTTTATTTCTGTACCTGCAATAGTTACAGGCATAGGTTCTGATTCTTGGGGCTTAGATGCAACGACATTAGGAAACTCATACCCAACATTAGTCATTGGTCTTCCATAATAACTTGTTTGATTTTTTGTTAAAAGTCCAGGTTGAGAAACAGGTCTTCCTTTTTCGAGTAAATCATTTGGTATAAATTTTACTCCAAATCTTTCTGATGATGCCCTTCTTATACCTTCATCTGGACTAGACAATCCTTCATATACACCAAGAACTCCTCCAGGCCTTAAGTCGGTTTCAGCATAGTTTCTTCTTCTTAAAGAATCTAAGTTCTCTTGTAAAATTTGGTTTAATGGATCTGTTATTCTAGCCATTATATTAATCCTCTATAATATTGTTGTAAATTTACTTGTGGTAATTGCATACCTCTTATTGTTTGTTGCATAGGCATTACAGGCATCATCTGTGGTTTTTGTTGGCTAAGTAATCCCATACCTCCACTTAATAAGGCTTGTGCTAACATTGGATTCATTCCTGCTCCTGGTGTTACTTCAGGTGCTGTCATGGCTCTTAGTCTTTCTCGACCTTCTTCCATAGGATCAAACATGTTTCCTAATTGTGTTCTTTTTTGTGCCATAGTAAGATTGTCAAAATTAACACCTGTGTTTTGTCCAAAAAGCATATCCATTATTGTGTTTCCTATCATGATAATAATCCTCCTACAGCAAGACCTGCCAACACATAAGGGTTAGCTCCTGCCATTAATCCTGCTGAAGAAAGCCCTCCTGCTCCTGCCATTTGAGCGATTCCGTATCCTAATCCTGCTCCACCAAGACCACCTGCTAGTGCACCTGGTCCACCTGGACCACCACTTGATGTTGTTGTTGGTGGCAAGATATTAGTACCTGCTATTTGGGCATATCTATTTAATGCTTCTCCAGGAGCTTCTTGTTCAAATGCAAATCGTTGCATAGCTTCTGTTATAGGTTGTTGTGCTCTTGCAGTTTCTGATGCACCTACTTGAGCTAATGTTTGTGCAGGTTGAGCAAATGTACTCATAATACTTGGAGACATGCCTAATGTTGCTGCTTGTGTTCTTAACACATCTCCATACACATTTCCATACAACTTAGATGCAACATCAGCTTGTTTCTGAGTAATGTCTCTTATAACTTCTGCTTCTAATATACCTTGTCTTGTGCCACCTAAATTTCCTGTTTTAGTAGCACCACGCCTTGCTTGTTGTAGCAATCTAGCACCACTTTCTTCTATAGGTCTTAGACTTGCTTGTAAAGACTGTTGCAGCATAGGATCTTGAAACCTTTGTGCAGGACTCATTAATTGCTGTTGAAATCCTGGAATAATAGAACGCATTCCTAATTCACTTTGAGCTAGAGCAGCTTGTCTTTGCATGTCCTCTGCTGCTAGTACTGTATCACTAGGGGTTGCATAGGTTTGCCCAGGAAAGAACTGTTGTGGTCCTGCCTGAAATTGGTTTTGTGCCTGTTCGTATAAATCTAATAAATAAGGTTGCTGTCCTATATAAGGATCAGCTTTTTGGACAGTATTAGTGCCACCTCCACCTTTGCTCATAAATTTCTCCTAATGTATGGTTGTAAGTTCTTTTCCAAGTATTGTATATGTTTGTTCATATCCGAATCCTTTTAGTTTTTTAATAAATCCTTTGCGACATACTGTTTCCATCGACTCGCACTCTTGTTCTTCTGACCAGTCTTCTAGTACGTCTAGTACCTGTGCTACCCATTCGTCCATGTTGTTTCCACCTAATGTAACAATACGACAGACTTTCTTTTGTGGGTAGTTGATAATTTGCGTTGTAACGACAGCTTTTATTTCTTTTTTATTTTCTTCATCGTATACAACCCATAGTTGCATTTCTTTCTCTTTTAGGAAAAAGTAAATGTCGTGCTTATCCATTTCTTCTTGAGATTTGTTTATGCCCATTTCTACATATTTGGAACAATCTTGCCAAACCTCGTCAATATATTCTGAAGGAATACCTGAAACGTGTATCATAATTTAGTATAGTTACCTGCTGCGTTTACAAAGTATATGCCCTCACCTGCACTACCAGGATTAAAGTCAGAGCCATCAGCGTAGACAATATCTCCTTGTTTCTTTCTTATAGGTTCTACATGTTTTACTTCTATAAAGGTTGTTGCGTTTTCTTGTAACGCACCTTGCAGTTTAGTCAGCTCCTCAAAGATGTATCTTGGTAAATCTTCAGGGTTACTTGGTACTGGATTAGGGGTATATTTAGGGGCTTGTGCCATTATCTCTCTCCTATTACCTCATATTC